CTACTTCTGCTTGAATTTTTGGTATGCTAGAAAACTTGTCCTGATCCCACTCTAAACGTACAGCAAGATAACAAATGCCTTTTAATTTTCTGTTTGTACTACTATTCCAATTTGTATCTTCATTTAATAAACTGGATTGTACTTGATCGTCTTTACCAAAGAATGGTTGTACTTTTATATTTGCTCCAAATCTCTCGTCATCAGATGTTACAGTTACACCATGTTGAAAGTCTGCATCAAAGGTAACATCGCTATCATCAACTTTAACTTTTAAAATATTGCTAATTTCTCCCTCACATAATACTAAACAAATATATAAATATTGATTTGTGTCTCCCTCAACTTCTATAAATGTTCTTGTTCCACCTAATAATCTTGTTCCATAAACTACAGGAACAGATGCGTTATTAGATTGTTTATTAACTAAGATACCTTTTTCAAATTCATTTTGACCAATATCAGGAACATCAGGAATAGGAATTATCCAACTAATAACATCAGTAATGATACTTGTTATAGCTTTAAAAATACTACTAAAAAATCCCATTATTCTCTACCCCACTTTAAATCTCTTATAGTTTGTGAACTAAACTCAAAGCTATCAGTATCGTTTTCAAAAAATCTACCATGACTACCCTCGTTTGTTTTACGACCTGTAACTCTACTAAAATCTCCAAAATGAGAAGTACAATTTATATTTATAATTCCACTATCAGTATCTATGCTAAAATTATCTATAAATCCTTTTGCATAATTAAATACATCTATTAATTGTTCGCTATCATTTATAAATCCAATATCTACTGCTACTTCATCATTAGAAACATTGTTATTAAGTAGTATTGATGTAAATGTACTTTCTACTGCTGATAATTCTATATTAAAAGAATTTACATTTAGTGTAGAACTTTCTGACTTTGCAGATATTCTTAATAAATGAGAACTTGCAAGATAATTTATTCCACTATCCCAATTACCAGCCCTATCATCCCATAAGCCTAAAGCATCATCCCATATTTCAGATACTTCAATATCTTTATAATGATTTGTAAATCTTTGTGTCGTTGGAAATTTAATTTGAACTAATGCAATAGGTTTAATTGATTGCTTTGCAATTTCTGTTTGGAGTATTGTAGATAAACCTCTGGGCATTATAAAGCCTCTATAAAATCTACTTCAAATCTATAAATATCATTTTGACTTGTTGAAAATTCTTGAACATCATTTGCAAGTCTAACAGTAAATGGAACATTATCGTATAATATAGTTTCATCAGAAGCTACACTTGATCTTAAAGGTGGCTCGATAGTTAGTGTTGCTTCATTACTTCCATCTGCTGTTGCATCAGATACAACCATATAAACTTTTGTATGACCATTAAACTTTATAAAATCTCCAGCTTTAATTGTTCCTGTTATGTTCTGTATATCAACAGTAGTAGCCCCAGCACTTGCACTTGCTCTTGTGCTTATAATACCAGATACATCTCCTTTTGCATTACTAAGGTCAGGCAAAGTAATTTGGAATGTTTCTTTTCGTGATCTTTGTTGCATTATAAAAGCAATAACTGGAGAGAAAACAGTTCTTCTCATTGGTGGATATGATGCTGAAAATTTAAATCTTTGACCATCTATTTGTGTAGCAAAAACCTTACCACTATCTGTTGTTGTAATTTTAGTGGCTTGTGTACTGTTAAAGCCTAATGAAGAAAAAACGGGAGATGTAGGATATGTGCCACTCATAATTAATACCTTTTATTTATTGTTATCTTCATTAACTTCTTCATAAGTTGTTTGGGTTACGTTTTCTGTACCTTTTAACATAGTATATTCAAATTTACTATTAGGTTTCTTGTATTCTTTCAGATCATTAATTGAACTATCAATTTGATCTTCATTAACAATTACTTCAGCAATAAAATCTGCATTTATTTTATGCGTTATTTTATACTTTTTCATATTAGACCAATGCTTCTTTGCCTTGATCGTTTAATGCTCCATTGATTACATTTACAATAGTTGATCTGTTATCTAATAGTAATTCCTCAACTCCTTTTACATCTGTTGCAGTAATGTTAAAATTTAATATTGTTCTTCCCATATCTGTTCCTCTAGCAGATTGTTCTATTTGGCCTGTTGAGTTTGGTACAAACATTTCTGGCCCATTTTCTCCAACAAGAATAGGCTGACCTTTTGATACTGCTCCACCTTTTTGAAATCCTTTAATTTTATCTACAAGTTTTAATCCACCAGCAATTACCATTCCAGCTAATGCAAAGTTAAAAGGTGGTGGTGCTGATGCTAATGCTTTTGTTCCAGCTTCATAAACATTCATTAATCCTTTTTTTATAGCATTTATTTTAAATAATGATGATGCTTTATTAATTGCAGATTGAACTGCCGAGCCTATTAAAGCCTCAACCAATGATCTAATGATAGCTTCTTTTAAATTTTGAAAATTTATTTTACCTGTCATTACAAAATCAGTTAAAGTATTCTTTAAAGAGTTCATTGAAGTTTCTCCAGCTTCTTTAAATCTATCAAAAATAGTTACATCAAATGAACTAGTTAATCCCTCTTTAAAACCCTCAAATGCACCTTTAGATTTTTCAACTGAATTAGCCATTTCAAACATATGATGATTAGACAAAGATGTAAATTTAGTAACTTCTTTCATAGTCTCTGCTACTTTTATTGCACCATTACTCATTTCAAACATATGGTGGTTTGATTCTAATTGAATTTTATTTAAGTTTTGTAATGTTTTTCTATGATCTTCTAAAATTGATAATTCTTCTAATAATTTAAAAATTCTTTTATCTAAAGCAGTTGTATCTATGTTCTCGCCCTCCATAGTTACCATGACTTTTTGAGTTTCTATTTCATTTAACTGTGTTTTAATAGATTTGATTTTTGCATCTACACTATTAATATTTTCTAAATCAAAAATACCCATTCTAATTTTTGCTTCTGAAATTAAATCTTGTACTTTATCAACAAATAAACTTACACCAGCTAATGCTACTAATCCTTTTTTACCAAATAAAAATGCACCTATAATTCCACTTGTTCTAATAAATGGTGGTAAGGCCATAAATCCATCTCCAATATTTTTTAAAATTTTACCAATATTTTGTAATGTAGGAATTAAATCTTTACCGATTTGAACAACCTTAACCATTCCTTGTGCTAAGTTTTTACCAACTACTGTTGCTATCTTATCTAAATCTTTTGCATTATCTTCTAAAAATTTATCCAAATTTCCAAATTGTTTTTTTAGTTCGTCAAAGAATCCAGCTTCTAATAATACTTTTTTAAAGTTAAATACTTTATCTCCTATCATTGATAAAGTTCCCTCAAATGTTTGTGCTAATTCATCTGTAGCTTTTCCAAATCTTCCACCTTTTCCAAAAACTCTTTCAAAGGCTTCTACTGTTTCTTCAATAGATACAGTTGCACCAGCTTTAAAGCCTAGCATATTTCTTACACCTTTTTCTCTAAAAATATCTGCTGAACCTATACCAGCACTAAATGATCTTTGTATTTGTTCTCCAGCAGTTCTAAAATCTAATCCTGTAACAGATGCAACATTACCTGTTATCTCTAACATTTTTTGTAAGTCTTCAGCATTATCTGTTACTGTTGCAAGAATACCAGCACCAGATTGTATTTCCTCAAGTGAAAAAGGAACTTTAGATGCAAACTTAGTCATATTATCAAATGCCTTTGCACCCTCGTTTGTATCTTTAAGTAAGAACTTTAATCTAGTTCTTAAATTTTCTAATTGTCTTCCTGTATTAACTAAATTTCTAACAACAAGTCCAGCACCTAAACCTAAAAAAGCATTTCTAAGATTAAAAACAGAATTTTTAACTCTAGCTAAACCTTTTTGAACATTACCTAATGCCTGTTTGGATTTATCTCTTGCTACTATGTCTATATTAAGTTTTTGTGCCATTATTTAAACTTCCTTGCTTCTGCTAGTGATTGTTTCGTTTTATACTGTTCTTGTTCTTTTTTCAAGTAAGCTAACCAAAGATTATAATGGCTAACAGGCATATCAAGAACTTGTTGGATTGTGATGTGTAATCTATCTGCTACTATCAAAAGCGACCTAACATCAGGGTCGCTATCTACTTTTTTTCAGCGTCCTCGTAATTAGTATCTAACAGTATTTTATTGGCAACATCAGATATAACATTTGAGTCTGCTTTTTTTCTTAATGCAAATTTATCTTCTGGGCTAAAGGCTTTAATCATTTCGCCTTTATCATTTTTGATTTGCAATTTCATTATAAGCAAATCTACAAGAATAGTTAAATCTTGAAAGTTGTTAGACTTCTTAAAGATAATGTTTTTTTCTTCAAGGGTTAATGGCTCTGAATAGAATATACTAGCATTACCATGCTCGTCTTTCCACTCCTCAACTTCAATAGTGATAGTTTTAAGAGTTTCAAAATGAGATTTAACTCTATCAATAACTGACATAAATTAGGATTATACAGTACCTACA